TCATGACATACCTCCATGTCGCGATTGCTCAAGAGCGTCAGCCGTCATCCGCCTCTGCAGATAATCCATCCCCGCAGGGGTGATCCGGACCTGAGTTGAGCGAACGATCAGACCATCGGGAAAGCGTAGAAGAACCGGCTCGTTGAGCATGTAGCCCGCCGCAACCATTTCCGGTGCCGCCACATTCGTGAAGGTCTCTCCATCGGGCGCGATACCCTTGGCATCCACGTGGATCATGCGTAGCTTTGCCATCACGCATTCTCCAAGTTCATGAGTTCGGGTAGTTTCTTGCGAAGCCAGTCGAGCCCTTTGGGCGTGACGAACGTCTGGGGCCGCATCTTTCCGGGCTCATTCCGGTCCTCAACCGGAAGCATCACGAAATACCCCATGTCCCGATAATATTGTCGCGGCGTGGCGGGGGTTCCGTAGAGAACCGAAGCCTCTCGCAACGCTTTGATTGCGAGATTAGGGCCAACGCCGATCACCTTCATTGCTCGCTGGAGATTGAAACTCTCCTGCTTCGCGCCAATGAAATAGTCGTATGCCTCCACTTTTGGGGCGGCAACTTCGAGCGCCTTGAGCGCGCCGCGCTCCAGTTCCTTGGCTTCGATCCATGCCCTGGCAGCGGCTATCGGATCATTGAAGTCGGGCAGCGCGGCAAAGCGGGCCGCGTTCTCCAATTCCTGCCAGCGATCCACCAGCCGGGCCGTAAACTCGGGCGAGAGCTGGGCCACGATCACGTAGCTGTCACGCTTGCCGATCCGATAGACCTGCTCGACGCGCGGGCGGCCCATTGCATCGGTAATTTGTTCATCCTCCAATGGAGGGCGAACAATCACGCCCCGATCAGCAAGGCGCTCAATGGTGCGTTTCACATTGTCATGGCGGGATTCGAGCAGCTCCGCGATTTCGCGGCTGCTCATTGTAACGGGGCCCGTACCCGTGATATTAATGATCTCAGTCATCGGTGGCAGCTCCATTGCCATTGTTGACAGGATTGCCGCTTTCGCGAGCGGCGGTTTCTGCGACGGCACCAGGGGCCAGGACGCCAATCTCGTCCCCTGGTGCCGTTTCTGCTTCCCCCAACGCCAGTTGGATCAGCGACCGCATGGCGCTGGCGCGAGAGCCTTTTCTGGCTGCGAAGCGATAGTCCTCGATGCGTTGCACGAGGCTCTTTTCCATCATCATCGTGATCCGCTCGGTTCTTGGCTCAATCATAGAGACCTCCTTGAGACCGTGTTAACCACACCAATAAGCCATATGAGCATATTGAGCGTCAAGCTATATATGCTCATATTGCGCTAGTAGCTGTGTAGTGCGATTACGTCGGAGTGTAGCAGGAGCCAAAAATGACTGAGGAAACCGAGAATAAGACTGAGCGTGTCCAACTTTTGATGACGCCCAGTGAAGTCAAGGCTATCGATGATTGGGGTTTTGAAAATCGCATTCGCACAAGGGCAGAAGCTATCAGGCGCCTTTGCCAGATGGGGATTATCGCTGACGAAACACCCTTGATGCAGCTGGCCATGCACCTAATCTCCCACTTTATCGATGATACAAAACTAGATGACAAAGCTCTTGCCGAGATGAGAAGCGGCGCACCCCTCGAGCTCGATATCAAACGTTTGTGCTGGGCGATTTTTGAGGAGCGCAGCAAAATGGGCGGCTTTAGGAGCGACGACGTGCCGGAGGCGATGGAGGCCGCAAAGCGACTGGCTGCAGATTACCGACGCATGGAGCAGGAGGCGGGTGCTGACTTGCACATCCCACCCAGGAAGAATGACTGATCTCAACGACGACACCCCATTGACCCTTCAAGAAGCCTGCGACTTGATCTTTCGCGGGAACATATCGCCGTCGACCTTGAGGGCCGAGTCGCGCCGCGGACGGCTGGTGATTGAGAGAATTGGCAAAAGGGATTTCGTTACACCTTCCGCTATCAAGGAAATGCGGAAGCGCTGCGAAATTACGGGAGACAGTCAGCGCGTCAGGCAGCCTGACTTGGCAGAGCCCGAGCGTCTAAAGGCAGCACGGCTTGCGCTTCAACTGACCGCTGAGCGCTTGAAGAAAATGCCCCGTAAGTAGAGGTTGAGCGGTTGACCGACAAACCCACCGCACCGACAAAGCTGATCGTCGTCATGGCCTTCGAGGACGATGGAGAAGGCGGATTGCGCCCGGCGTTCGATCCGCGCGAATACCAGAGCGAGGATAGGGCAAAGCGGGAGGCGCAGGCCATGGTCGGCGCCTATCCCGCCGTCATCGCCTGGTCTCGCGAGGCTAAGCCAGATATCGGAGAGTATGGCGAGCCCGAGGTTCTTTTCAGTTTCGGGCCGGTGCCGGACATGGAGTGATTGGCAACAAGCGGCTGCCATCGAGTGCTTTGGCACCCTTCGCGTTTTACGACAGTACACCTTACTTGTAAAACAGGCTGCTTATCACGACTTGAGATGGACGAGAACGCAGGCTCGGCGCCGGTTCCTACAATCCCGCCCTTTAGAACGCTTGTTCGCCCGGTCTCGTAGGAGAATTGACATGTTCACCTACCAATCCGGCGAGCCGCTTGCCGCGTCCAAGCGAAAGACCTCACTGCGCAGCTCAGCTCGTAAAGAGTGGCCCTTTCTGACCCCACTTGACCTGACCATGATCTCGTCCGAGCCGCAATTGGCGACGATGGTGAAGGACCGAAGCGGGCGCACGATGTCCGAAGCCGACATAATGGTCAGGAACTGGATGGAACGGCAGAAAATCACACCGAGGCTCTCCGCCCCCTTGCCGTCATTGCCGCCAGAATTGGCGTGGGAGAACGAAGGCGGGGCCGCCTAGCCGGAACTTAGCGATGGAAACCAGAACCATGTACGGCAAGAGACTGGGTATCTGCCTCAAGACGATCAAATGGGGGCCTGCGACACTGGCGGAAGGTCTCAATGTCGAACCCGAATTGGTCGAGAAATGGCTCAGCGACCGATCGGATATCCCTATGGCCGTTTCGGCCTGGATAGAAGCTTTGACTTTTACCCACGAAGCTTCGGACTTGATGCGACCGGACATTTCAAAATCAGACCGCCAAGGTCTCCGGGCCGATCGACCAATGCTCGAGCACATTCCTGTTTATTCATACAGTTTATTGCGCGATCTGAACCAAGGTGCGGTCCCGATAACCTCGTTGTACGGAACCGATAACGAGGCAGCGGTAGCGTTCCTCATTTCGCGGGGTTTGGCGGATCGCACGGACGACAAGCTCGTGATCACTACTGCGGGAAGATCGCTTGGGGAGATCGCCGCGAGCTAATTGGAAATGGCGGTGAACACACAAGCCCTCCATAGCAGAGCGTCTACTTTTCTTCCCCCTGATCCGATCCCCCACCGCGAGCGGATCGCGCGCGGCCGAAAGCAGCCACGCGATCAGGTTGCCACTCCACTGGATTGATATTCTGATGCGCATCAGGAGAGTGGTGTTCGATCTGCGCTGATCAGCCACCGCCCTTTGTAATGGCGAGCCAGATCAACCCCAGTCCCCCGATTGTCAATACACCGACGGCGGTGACAAGGCTTTGCTTCTGGACCGTGCCGATTGAGTTTCGCCAAGCCCGCAGGTGCTGGAAATCCTTCTGGACCTCGATAGGGTTTGACGCATCGACGCCGAGACGGATCAACGTCTCGACAACGGTTTCAGCGACGATTTTCTTGATTTCGGCCTCGGTCATTACTCCGCCTCCTGCTTACCGATGCCGTCGCTCGATGGGACCATCGTGATAGCCGGCGATAGCGCGGGCCTCGGCTTCGGTCAGCACCGGGCGCTTGAAAGTAGCGCGGCCATTCCAGATCAGCCCGCCGACGGTTCCGGCAATGCCGATCAGCGTGCCAAGCGAGACCTCGTGCCACTGTCCGGTGAACAGTGCGGCGAGGGTCAGCATGATCTCCGAGAACGCGCCGGGCTGGACCTGTTCGACGGCGATGATGATGCCGCCCAGTTCGAGCGCGCGACGGGCGAGCCAGCCGAGAAACATGGGAAGGAAAGAAGCGAGAAAACCCATGGAAACCTCCTATCGGGTCAAAAGAAAAACCGCCACGAGGGCGGTTGCGATGATGATTGCTGCGAAGATCAATCCGGGACTGGCCGGAGCCTTGTCGGGCGGGGCGGGATCGACGCCCGGATCGTCGGGCATGCGGGGCATCACCCCGGCCATGGCGAGCGCGTCAATCTTGACCTCCCCCACCCTTCGCGACCATCCCCGGCCAAATGTGGAGAAGGTCGAAAGTGTCTTGAGCCATGCAAGGCGATCATCGCACAATCGGATGATGGTTGTTCCGGGGTCAGCAGATCGAACCGCAGCTAGGGTCACGGGTCCGATCCTGCCGTCCTGTGGCACGCCCGCAATGCGCTGCAAGAACTTGGCGGCGCGCGCTGGCCCGCTGTTGACCGCGAAGTCGAAGACGGCGTAGTCAACGCCAGCCGGCAGATCATCGCCCTTGATTTCGTTCCAGTACCGGGCACGGTAGATAGCGCCGGCCTCGGTCTTGGTGAGATTGCGAACGTCCTGCTTGCTGACCTCGCGCGTGGACTTGCCGCGCCATTCGGCCAAGACCCGGTGCGTAATACCCATATTGGTGGCGCCGCCGGGGTCCTTTGGGTGGTCGACATATCCGCCCTCATGTACCAGCACGCCAGCAAGCGCGCCCGCGAAATTCTCACGTGCCATTGTTCATTCCTATGTCTGTGTGTCAGGTAGGTGGGGGTGCCGTTGGGGTGGGGTGCGGCGCGGCGCGCACCTTGCGGCAGCATGCTTCACAGACTAAAAGCCCGTCTAACGTGCTAAGGGGGCTGTCATGAAATTAATAAAGGTTCTAGGCGTGGCTGTAGTCATGCTGATTGGGCTGGGGGTGTTGGGTTTATGGTGGTCAACACAGACCAATAGCGGCGAGAGTTTGCCCCGTATCGCGCATGCCGGTGGGGGGTATAACGAGCAAACTTATACTAATTCTCATGAAGCTCTTGATGCCAACGCCAATCACTATGACTTATTTGAGATAGACTTTGTTTGGGCGTCAGATGGCGAATTGGTCTGCATACACGACTGGGCTCACAGCGCCGAGTTGTGGTTGGGGAGAGAATATGACCCGCCGCCGACCACCCCTGAGTTTCTGCAAGCCGTCAAGGCGCACTCCGGCATCACTTCATGCACGATCAGAAGCCTAATCACTTGGCTAGACGCCAACCCCACGAAAAAAATCGTTACGGACATAAAAGAGGACAACCTTCGGGGGCTTGAGCTTATCTCTGAGCTGGACCCGAAGTTCGCAGAGCGCTTTGTTCCGCAGATATACCAGCCTCAAGAGTTCCCCGTGGCGGAAGCACTCGGCTTCAATGAGATAATTTGGACCCTTTACCAGTATCCAGGCACCCCCGATCAGGTATTGCAGGAGGTTGCGGATATGGACTTGTTTGCAGTCACCATGCCTACCGTCAGAGCCGTTGGCGAACTTCCTACACTGCTAGGTGACGCTGGAATTTCGACCTATGTTCATACCATAAACGATATTGACGAAGCAGAGGCCTTTTTCCACGCTCAGGGGATTGATGGGATCTACACTGACTGGTTGCAGGCGCGCTAGCCATACGCCGCCAGACAGTCATCTTAAACCGCCACACCGGCAACAATATTCGGACTAATCACTCCTGTAACGAGTCCGCCCGTGGTGAGCGCAGCGCAATTGTTGCCAGTGACGATGGCGTTCTCCCCGCCTACCTGTATCACCCCGCTAACACGATTGTTCACGACATTATTCCTCGTTGCTACGAAAGCACCCGACGTTACGACGGAGATAAGCGGGTTAATGCCCCCGCCGCCGATGCAATCGTTATCGTGGACTTTAGCGTCTTTGCCCCCGTACAGATATATCGCGCGAGAGCCTGCCGCCCCCATAACTATATTGTTGTCATAGACATGGGCGCGGTTTGAGAAGTCGAGGGCAATCCCGTGCCTCCCGATATCGTAGATAAAGTTGTCGTGTATCCACACGTTAGCAAGGAGTTCGCTTTCCTCCACCCCAGACAGTGACACCGCCCGCGCTCCAATGGCGGTAGAGCTGCTGGCTGATCTGTTGATGTTCAGGAGGGTATTGCCGACAATCTTGTAATCGGATTGGTTTTTGCCACCGACAGGCAACGAACGAATTCCAACCTGCAAAACATCGTCATCTAGCGCTCCCGTTGAGCCGATAATGCGGTTATCTTTAATATGTACGCCTGCCCAGCCGTACATCGACACGCCTACGCGGCTGAACGAAATGGAGTTGTTGAAGATTTTGATATTCTCGTGACGAGCGGTTCCTGATACTGCGCTGTGGGTGCCTATCCCCGTTGCCCAGTTGGTGATCGTGCAATCCTCTATTAGAATGCCATTGCATACCGTCTCGTCATACGGACCAAACCAAGGGAAAGGCTCGTCATCGATCATGGCGTCAATCTGGACAGCCTCTCCCAGAATGTCGTCATTACCCCCGCCGTCCATGTAGCAATCTAGGACACGCCCACGTTTGACGGCGTTTAGTTCAATTGCGTGCCAACGACCCGGGACATTCAAAATCTTAGCCCCTTGAACCGACACGTTTCGACAGTGACCAAACGCTATAATGGTCGCCGCAGTCGGATAGTTATCCATATTGCCGTCCCAAACGCCCCCAATTATATGAATATCCTGGGCGGCTTCATACCCACCGGCAACCCCGTCCGACTTATTACGGATCATGTTATTGTAGGCTGCACTGCGCATCACAGTCGCTTCTGGGGCAAGAATTAATGTGGTATTACTCCCAATCTCAAACGCTTCAGTTTGCTCATATTCTCCGGGACCAACATGGAGCGTCCCGCCTTCAGCCGCATCTAGAGCTTTCTGAAATCTTGCTGTCTTTTCGGATGGAGTAAGCCCATCTAGTCCGAATGCGGCCAGATGAAATTCTAGCGAACCCGAAGCAAGAACACACAACTTCACCCCGCCCGCCGTCTCGACATGCGCGTCCGTCGCATCGCTTGCCGCCACCTCATAGCGGAAGCCTTGGGCGGTGATGATATCGCCCTCACCAACGATAACGTCCTTGCCAGACCCAGCGTAGCCCATCGTTTCGTCAGCTTGCAGCGCCGCGACGGTCTTGAAGTTCGTAGCGACCTCGATGAACGATGAGGCTGCATTCTCTGCGCGGTCGGCCTCAGACTCGGCACGATCTGCTTCTCCCTCCGCCCTATCGGCTTCATCCTTGGCATCGCTCGCGCTCTGGGCAGCTTCCTCCAACGGCGCCAACATGGCCTTACGCAGATTAACCTTTTTGGGGTTATGAACACCGGACTGCGGGTCGCCCACGGGCAGCGGCGCATTGACCGGCTCACCGGGCAGGCCATCGCCGGTATAGCGCTTGAACTCGCGCAGTTCTCTTTCGACAATTTCTTGAGCAGTTTCAGCCATAGCGATACCTCGGCATAAAAAAGCCGCCTCGGGGGCGGTCAGGGTTCTTCGGTGGTGTCGATCTCGGCGTAGGGGAAGGTCCATGCGCCTGCGGTGTTCTGCGGCCCTAGCCATCTGGCCTGAGCCTGATATGCGCCCGGTGGCAGGCCGGTGATGAGGGCGGTCAGGCCATCGGGCTGGGTTTCCATGGCCAGCCAGTTGGCCCCCGCCCCTGCTCTGATCTGGACCTGCAGCGTCAGCCCGTCGCGGCCCGGATCATCCACCGTGGAGAGAACTTCGCCTTCCGCTGGCGCGGTAAGAGCGAGGTTCTGCGGCACCGGGAATTCCAGATCAGGCGTCGTCTCTTGCGGGATGGCGGGGTTTTGGCCTTCCTCTGCCGTGGTCCAGTCATAGGCGGCCTGCGCGATGGAAATGACCTCGAGCTCAACCGCCGTCAGGTCGGGCCGGATATTGAACCCGGAAATGAAGAACGCATCATCGATTTGCAGTTCGGGCATGATGATGCGCACCGCCCGCTCGCCCAATGCGTTGAGCCCGGTGAGGTTAACGACCACCCGGCCCTTCCAGCGCGGATTGGACTTGGCGATGTGGATCTTGGCCAGCCTGCGCGCCTGCGAGGGCGAGGGCACGAAATCAAGATCAAGGTCGGACGGGATCGGGCCGCGCTCGGCTTGGTCAGCCAGATCGATCCACGCCTGCGCTTCCATGGTCTGGAAGTCGTGCTCGGGGCTCGTATACATGATCTTGAGTTCATTGAAGGCCGAGAACCGGTTGTTGCCCTGATCCATGGTGTGGCCAAGGATGGTTTCGGGCGCGATGGTGACGGTCGGCGTTGTCCATGTCCCGCCGCGAATGGCGATCTTGCCCTCGGCAGTCTGGTAAAGCTCGGCATCGCACGCTGCCCGCATCTTGCTCAGCACCGATTGCGGCTCGTCGTTGAGGCTGTAGACACCCCAGAGGCGATAGCGCTTTTCCGTCCCGCCCCCGGCCAGCGGCACGCTCTCGTCGCACACATCGGCGAAGTCGACAAAGCTCTGGATATCGATGTCGTCGATCGAGCGCCGGTAACCGTCCGGGTGCGTGAGATAATCGAGGATGCAAAGCGCCGCGTTGTCTGACCATGCAGTCGTGTCGGTGCGCGGGTCCCATATCTTGGTCAAGCGACATAGCGCACGGACCGGCGTATGTGCACCCTCGGGAAAAATCTTGTTGTATTCTTCGGCTGGCGGGGACCGGAACCGGGCCACCATATAAGCGATACCGCGCAGTCTGTGCTGGGCGGTCCATACGCCAGACCATGCCCCCGTCATCAAGCTGTCGGCGGACTGATTGGCCGTCCCCAGATGCTGGCGGATGCGTACGGCGCGATTGCCATCCCACGACAGCGCGCCATTGGTTGCGTCCCCGTTAGAATTCAGGCTGGCGACGATATCGCCAACCCGGATGTGCTCGATGGCGTCGATCTCGCCCGAATGCATCATGATGACCTGATGAAGGTCGCCCGACTTGCTGTCCCAGAACGCACGTGTCCCACCGAGTAGCGCCTTGCCGTAGCCACGGACGCGGGGCCCGGTCGATTGATTGACCACGGCCTGGGCCTGCGGCGTGCGCATGGCCGGTTGCGCGCCGAAGGCACCGGTCGCCAGCGCCCCGAGTGCGGTCAGCCCCGCCCCAACCGCAAGCAGGCCAACGCCATAGGCAGCGGCGAACGACATGCCGAGCACGTTCGCAGCAAACAGCGTGATGTGCATCGCAATGCCGGTAAGGACCCCAAAGAACATCTAGACCGCCTTTACCCAGACAGATTCCGCGTGCACGTAGCCGCGCTTGCGCAGAATGGTCGCCGCCGTCGCGTTGTGGGGCGGCGTGCACATGCGGGCGAACTGGCACCCCTGTTTTTTTGCCCATTGCTCGTAGTGCTTGAGCAGCCGGAGGCCAGAGCCGCCCTCGCCCCACCAGCCATGCTCCTGCGCAAATGGGACGGTCGATACGGACCCATAAGCCACTGTCGCCGCGACAAAGCCGTTGAGCCCTTCCCTGCCCTCGGACACGGCCAGAAGGGACCGCGATCCGGTCATCAGGTGCAGCAGGGTTCGCATGGTTATGTCGTCATCGAACGGCGCCATCTGCCGGGTCGAGACATGCAGCTTGCGCACCATCGCAAGGACGGCGGGCAAATCGGGCGAACGGGCGGGGCGGATCATCAAAAGACCGGCCACCGGGCCTGTTTCTGAACAAGGTTGACCACCTGCTCCAATCCCCGGTCGCCGGGGAACCGACTGTTCTGGTCGCGGTCGGTCCAGAAGCCGTAGGGCGGGCGGCGACGGTTGACCCAGAGGCTTTCGGCAGTGAGCGTCACAGTGCGCCGGTCCGCCCCTTCCAGCGTGTAGCTCATCTGGTCCATGATGCCGGTGGCAAGCGCATAGGGGCTATCGAGCAAGGACCAGGGCTGCTTGCCTGCATCGTCAGGCGTTACGTCGAAGAACTGGATATAGACTGTGATGCGCCGGTCCTTGACCCGGTCCGAGGCCTGCCGCGCCATCTGAACAATCGTTGCGTCCACACCGGACAGCGTGAACGTCATCTTGGGTGCCCGCGTGCCAATGGGCTGCTCAAGGCCCTCGATGCTGATGAATTCGCCGGCGCCCAACCAATCGTGCCCGCCAGCCCTGAGTAGCCCATGTCCGGGCCACCAGCGGCGCGGCACTTCGCGGAAATCGGCAAAGGTGAGCAAGGCCGCACCGATCTGCCGTTTGGCCATTGCGGCTTGTATCGTCTGCGGGAAAAAGGACATTCAGAAGCTCTCAACGAATTCGAGTTGCCCCTGCCCCCAGCGGCCTAGGTCAAGCTCAAGCTCGCCCGTCGCGTCCTGCGCAAAGCGCATGAGGCAAACCGGGCGATCGATGATGACTGGCGTGCCCTGCTCCACGTCCTCGCGCAGCCATGGCGAGAACCTGATCTGCGTGGGTGCGCCATCCGCTTCCTGCCAGGCCTGGGTGACCACGTAGAGCCGATGGCCGATGCTGAAATACTGACCTGGTCGCAAACCATCGATCCCCGGCCCATACTCAACCGCGATCTGGGTGGCGTTGAGCGCAGCAGGCGCGGAAAGGCTGGCGTATACCGGTGTATCGTCCTGAGCGAAGCCGGAAAGGTCGAAGTTTGTCCCGTCTTTGAACAGCGCGTCGTCGCCATAGAGCGCGGTTGCCAGTTCCTCGAAGCGCCGCCCATTGGCATCGCGCGGCCCGTAGGCCTCCCACTTCGGCACCAGTACCGTTCCGGCTCGCCCGCCCATTCCAGCGACGAAGGCCCGCCATGCGAGCACACTGGTTTCAGTGACGACTGGCATCGAAAACTGGGCCCGCCATCGTGACGATGGTGCAACGACCACTTGCTCATTGCCGAGGATCGAGACGCCGCCCGAACTGGACTGGTTCTCGAGAAAGAACAGTCCGGCGCGAGGAAAGATCGCAGGCAGCCATGACGTGGCGACAAGAGCCATCACGCGTTCCTCATCTGCCAGTCGGTCACCAGATTGCCGATGTTCTTCTCGACCGTCTTGAGGCCCTGTGCCACGCCAACCGAAACCATCTGCTGGATTTCCATATTGCCCCGCGCGCCTTCCACGTTGACGTTGATCTCAAGCTTCTGCGGCCCGTCACCACTGGTCAGCGTCTGCCCCGGCTTGGTGATGTCGACGCGTTCATTGGGCGATTTGCGGAACATGACGAGCTGGCTATCGATGCCACCCGCTCCGCCCGGCAGGATCGTGCCGCCCCGCGCAAAACCGAACAGCTTGCCGATGCCGGAGAAGAGGCCACCGAACAAGCCTCCGCCGCCCATGCCGAGCAGAGCCTGAAAGCCCTGATGGATGAACATGCGCCCGAGGTCCCTGATCAACGAGCCAATCATGTCACCGAGGTTCTTGCCGCCCTCGATGGCGGCCATGAGCATGTCGGTAAAGCTGTCGGCCAGTTTGTTGCTTACCTGCTGGCCGATGTCGCCCAGCTTGGAGAGGGCTTCCTTGGTCTTTTTGGCAGCCCCAGCAACGCCGCCATCCCCGCTGCTATCGGACAGACTGTTGGCGAGCGCATCAAAGGATGTGCGCGTCCCCTCAGCCGTGTTCCATGCCGAACCAAGGGCGGCTGTCCACTCACCGATATAATTTCGGCCCTCTGCCACTGTGTCGTTGAATTTCGCGAAAGCCGAGCCGAGCACGGCCTCTTCCCCTTCGCTCAATTCGGCCTTCAGGCCGGAGAGGTTCAAGCCTCCCAGCAGTTCAAATTCGCGCCCGCCAATAGTGACCGTCAGTGCAGGCTTCTCGAACTCGGCAATGAAGCTGTTCCAAGCCATCTTGCCGATACCGGAGAACGCCTGCGGCAAATTCTGCCAGAGATCAATGACCGCGTTATACGCGCCCTCGAACACCGCGATGGTTCGGTTGGCGGCAGCCGTCACTACCTCGATCAGGTCCACGCCAATGATCTGCTTGATTTCATCCCGGAAGATGAACGCAGCGGCGACCGCCGCCGAAATGCCAGCAATGAGAAGGCCCATCGGGTTCGCCAGCATGGCAGCGGTTAAAGCGCGAACCGCCCCCACCATCGTCGTTCCGATGGCTACCGATACCGCCCCCAGTCCAGAAAGGATGGCCGGTGCAAAAAAACCCGCAATCCCGGCAACGGCCACCCCGGCATATCGGGCCACTTCGACAAGGGCGCTGATGATATCGCCGGTATGAGCCGAGAAATTGATCATCGCATTGGTGATGGCGACGAACGCGGGAAGCGCCGCACTCGTCAGGCGATTGGCAAAAGCCTCGGCACCCTTGCGCAGCGTGTCGAGGTTGTCCTGAAACCGCTGTGCCGCCCGGATGGTGTCCTCATCGAGCACGATGCCGAGCTTTCGGGCTTCCTCGCGCAGCCGCTCCAGTTCTTCCGAACCGCCCGCCAGGACGTTGACCATCTTGGCCCCGTCCGTGTCGAACATCTGGAAGGCCAGCCGCAGCTTGTCAGCGGGACTTTGAACGCCCTCCATGGCGTCTGCCACTTCAGCCAGCAGCGCTTCACTATCCTTGAGCCTGCCGTCAGTGGTGCGAAGCTCGATGCCAAGTTCCTTGAACGCGCCCTTCGCAGCACCGGTCCCGTTGGCCGCCTCTGCCGAACGGCGGATGAAACGACGCATGGCCACATCGAAGTTCTGCATCCCCATGCCGCCCCGGTCGGCAGCATGTCGCAACTCTTGCAGTGCCTCGACATTGAGGCCGAGCATGTCGGCCATGTCGCCAGTAGCCTTGGCGGCCTCGGAGGTTTTCAGAACGATGGCGGTAAACGCACCAGCCGCAGCGGTCACGGCAGCCGCAATGGCCGCTCCCATGACTGCAGCCCGCTTGGCCAGCGTGTCCATGCCCTTGCCAGCACTCTTGATGCCAACGTCGAACGCCGCAGAGTCGAGGCCAAGATCGACCTTGAGATTACCAACGGTTGCCATTGATCATCGCCTCTTTCTGTTCGCCAGCCACGCGGCGACCTTTGCCTGCAGTTCATCGGGCGACAGAACACCCGCCCGACGCTTAGGCTCGTCCACAACTGCGCTATGCTTGGGCATTCGCTTGGATCGCTGGAACGCTGCCGTGTGCCACGCGATCGACATCGCAAGGGCCCGCTCGGTCTTGGCTCGAGCCAGTGCCCCGTCGATCACGGCCTGATATTCACGAAAGGAAATGTCCCAGAATGTGTCAGGGCTTTGCCCGACCTCGATCCATGCCGCCAGCAGCGAGGGCCAATTTATCGGGCCTTCGCTGCCTTGCGAGGGTTTGCCTCGCCTCGCGCCTCCGAACTGCCGGACGCCAGCCCTTTGGCGATGGCCTCGCCCCACAACGGGGCTTCCTCCATCGTCACAAGATCGCCAACCTCATCGAGGGTGAGGCTGTGGTGCTTCTTGAGCCCGGCCCAGATGATGACAAGTAGCGTCGTGACCTTGGGATCGTCGCCCTGCACATCAGCAAGGATCGATTGCAGGCCCCGCCCCTCGAACTGGCCCTCGATTGCCGCGCAGGCCCCGAGGGTGAAGGCGAGCGTGAATTCACCCGCCCCCACCGTTACCGTGTGCTCGCCCTTTGTCGGGATCGCCATGGATTAAGCCCCCGCCACATTTGCCGTGGAAACACTGGTCGCAGTGTCCGACCCGGCGCTGTTGGTGGCCGTCACCGTCACGGTGATCGGGTCACCGATATAGGTGCCGTCAAGCGTATAGCTGCTCGAGGTCGCGCCGGGGATCGGGGTGCCATCCGCCAGCCACTGGAAAGCGAAGCTGGGGCTGTCGGTCCAGATACCCTCCCATGCGGTGAGGGTTTCGCCTTCCTTGGCGAGCCCGGAAATCGCGGGCAAAGCAATGTTGGTGGGTGCGGACGCAGCGGACCAGACTTCCTCTCCGTTGACGCTGACCTCGATCGTAGCGGTTAGACGGTCATCCAGGGGCACCGCCTTGCTGTAACCGGTAATGCTCGCCGGGAACGTCACGATGACGCCATTCGGAAATTCGATCTGGTGATTGCGCGTGTCACCCGCCTCAAAGTGAGTGCGCAGGAACTCGTCCGTGCCGTTTCCAGGGATCCAGTTGACCTCAAAACTGGCGGTGCCGGAATCTATTAGTCCATTCACGAACTCTCTGCGCCGACCGGGGGACTTCATATGCGTAGCATCTACCCGATCAGACGATGCCTCGCCGGGTGTGACATTAAACACCTCACCAACATCGAAGTAATTCGGGGACGGCAATCCAGAAGGGTCCCAGATACGGTAGCCCGTTAGGTATCCGATCATTGAATCAGTCATTGTCGCTTCTCCATGAAAAAAGCCGCCCCACTACGGGACGGCTTCGAGCCTTGGTTGTGATCGCCCGCGACTAGATCGGCAGGCTGGGTTGAAAAGGTGCGTCGATCTTGTTCGACTTCTTCATGTTGTCCGTCGACCACAATGGCCGAAGGTTATCGAGCGCCCAGCAACGGCGAAAATCGATGTGGTGGGCGTCCTCGTAGTTGAATACTGATTTTGGGATCACGTGATCGATGTGCCATTCCCCGACATTCTCCCAATTCATACCATCGAGAAAGTGTCTCTCAAGATGTGCCATCAAATCCGACAGAGAGTACCCGACCAGCTTCTCCCAGCGCCTGCCACCCTTCCGCTGCCGTAGTGCCTGCCGAATATTGGAGGACATGCGATCGTCAATGCGCCCCTTAGGGGTTGAACGCCGCCTACGATCGGCTGCCCTCACCTTTTCCCGGTTTCTTTCGATCCATTGGCGCTGGATATCGGGGTTTTCCTCTACCCACTTCGCCCGATATGCCAATCGGGCATCGCGGCTGGCCCAGTACCTTTTCCGATTCTCCGCACTAAGCCGCTCTTTGTTCGCCGCCCAGTATTCTTGATTGTACGCTCGCCGCTTTGCAGGGTCGCGCACCCTCCTTGCCTCGATTGCCTGAACTTTTTCAGGGTTCCTCTCGCGCCACCGCTTTGTAGCGGCGATGAAGACCTCCGGGTTATCGAGACGGTACTGGCGCAGATGCTCCTTGTTCTTGTCCCGCCATTTCTTGTTGCGAGCCCTCATGCAATCCTTGCAGTGGCTGCAAACACCTAACGGCCTGCCTGCTGCTTTCCAGAAATTGATTAGCGGCTTCTCAACGCCACACTTGGTGCAAACCTTGGTTTGCGCTATGGCTTTTTCAGCCATTCCGACACCTCGCTCGTGTTGGTTATGGTTAGGGCCGCGCGGTGTACCACCACCGTTGCGGCCCGATCAGTTTACAGAACAGACCAGAAACATCAAGCAGGCGCCCAGAAGATGCGGTAATCAATCTGCGCCTGAAACCAGCGCGTGCCACCGTCCATGTCGAAGCGGGTGCGGTGATTGTCCTTGAAGCACCCGTCGAAGCGGTAGCCTTGATAGGTGCCTTTGTAGCCAGAGAGGAACGCATCGAGCGCATCGGCAAGCTGGCGGCGGGCAAGGGCTGTGTTGGCGCGGCAATCGAACTGAACGCGCGTCATGTAGTGCTTGACCTCGCCCTTCATGCGGTAAACGCGAGGCTCCGAAATCACGAACATGATGATGCGCGGCCCCGTGGCGCCTTGGGTCGATACATCCCAATCGACGTTGTTACCGACGATGTTCTTGATGGCGGTATCGGATAGCAAGAGGGAGGCAAGAACGTTCTGCATCACTTACCTCCTGCCGCTTTCCGCGCAAGACGCGCAGCCTTTGCCGCCTCACGCTTAGCTGCTCGCTCGACCTCAACCATGAGGGTGTCCGAAATTCTCTTCAGAACTTGGCCTTTGGTCGCGTCAAACGCCGGCCGCATGAACGGCTGTGGCGGCTCCTTGAAGGTGCCGAACTCCTGCGGGATGGCCGCCGGGTTGTTGGGGCCGACGAACATCTCGACCGGAGCAAACTTCTTGTGCTTGGCCCGCTGCGACTTCGTGAGCCGGGTCGAGACGTCGATGCTCTCGCTCAGGTGCAGATCAAACTTCGGGGCGCGCTGCCGGGCTTCCTTGGCGAGGATTTCGCCGCCGGCACGAAGGGCACGAAGGCCGACATTGCGCGCCGCCCTGCCCGTGCCCACCTGCTCATTGAGCGCCTTTAGTGCGGCCTCTGTTTCCTTGAGACCGATCACCTTCACTCTCACCGGCTTCATGGCCCGGGCTCCGGTGCGGGCGTCGGATTGAACAGGTCGGACCGGGCCGCAGCGGTGATCTCTATATACTCGCGGCGGCCGAGTTCCTTGACGCCCACCACGTCATAGGTCATCCCCTCGCAGGTGAGCCGGTCCTTGGTGTTGAAGTCCGCCACTTTCTTGGACCAGCGGATGACAAACCGCGTGGTGAGGGTCGAGCCGATCTCGGCAGCGCGTAGACGTTCGGTGTCCGAAACATCGTATTTCGAAGCCCATGGCCTTGAGAGCACGGTCCAGCCCTCAATGGGGTTATTCCACTCGTCGCGGGTGAGGCCCCAGCGTTCCAGCTTGACCCTGCGGTCGAGTTTGCCGGCTTCCATCACACTTGCGCCCGGCGATAGGGCGCAGTAAGCGCGGCAAACCCAAGGGGGAGGGAAGTAGCGTTACCAGAGGTCACCGCCTCACGGTTCTTGTATGCGTGACCGATCATCAGCAGGATCGCAACCTTAATGGGTGCAGGAACGGTAGACTGCGCCGGTGTTGCTGGTGTATCGCCGTCCTCGGGGATAGCCGGGATCGTCGGCCATCCAGCCTTGTAGGTGACGGATACAGCGCGGCTTTCGTGCAGATCGCGCGGGAACTCATAATCAGCGTCAAAGCGCACGATCGCGCGCCCGGACGCATCGGTGCGCAGGTCGTAGCGCGCGCTGGGCACGGTACCGACTTGCCCCGCTGCGTTGCGCCAGGTGACCGTGGCGATGCTGTTGACCGCTCCGAGAGGCAAGCACAGCTCGCGCGCAAAGCCATCAAAGTCCTGCCGCCATTCCTGTTCCACTAAGCAGCGCCCGAGAATGCCGGTCCAGCCATCGAGATAAGCCGTTGCCGCCTCGATGAGCCCGCCAATCAGATGATCTTCGTCATCACTGTCCACGCGCAGATGGAGCTTTGCCTCATCGAGCGACACAGGGAGCATGTCAGGCGGCGATACAAGAACCGGGGCGTGCTGCATGGGTTACCTCACAGATGAGAAAGGGGCGGCCGAGACCGCCCCGTCCGATCACGCGACAGGCGCGTCGTAGGGATGACCGCGCAGGATCACCGCGCCGGCGGCGATCGAAGTGCCGGAGGTCTTGGTGATGACGGCGCGGACATAGCGCTTGGTGCCCTTGTATCCCTGCTTGTAAACCGAGTTTGCATCGAGGGCGTCGGGCAGTTCGCCCAACAGGTCACCGGCGCCAACGTCGGTAAAATCGCCGCTGGTTGTGGTGTCGGATTCCTGCAGCTTGACGGCGTAGAGCCCGTCACCAGCGATCGCTCCGGTGTTGACCACCAGCGTGGCACTGTTGAAGCCCTGCAGGTCGACCGCAGTACCATTGCCGTTGGCCGTTACGACGGCTGGCGCAAGGGTCTGCGCGAGGCCGAGGCCGGAAATTCCGTCCTTCATGGATCTCTCCTATTGATGGAATGATGAAGAAACGGGCGACCGAGGCCGCCCGCAAATTATCGTCAGGAAGCGGCGATCTTGAGCAGCTTGATCGCCTCGAAGTTCACGATCCCGCCGCCCACGCGCTTGGTCGTGTAGAAATGCACGAACGGCTTGTTGGTGTAGGGGTCGCGCAGAACCCGGACGCCGAAACGATCGACAATCAGGTAACCACGATTGAAATCCCCGAATGCGATCGGGAACTTGCCGGCTTCAACAGCATCCATGTTGTCGTCGTTGTAAACCGGCTTGCCCAGGATGGTGGCCACGCCCGCCGCGGCGGTCGGAGGTGCCCAGAGGAAGTTGCCCTCGGCATCCTTGAACTTGCGGACGGTACCCATCACCGCATCGCTCATGAGCCACGACGCACCATTCCGGTAGCCGGACTTGAGCGCATAGTAGAGGTCGACCAGCGCATCGGCCTTGCTGACGGTGGCAGAGGCATCCGCGAAGTCCCCGGCCTTGCCCGAAGCGACATAGCCGAGCTTGCCCCATGCATAGGAGGCGTTCGCCACCGTATCATAGGCGAGCAGGCCGCGAGGCTTGTTCACGCCGTTGCCAGTGATAAAGGCCGCGCCTTCCTGCTCCGCAAACTCGATCGACACTTCATCTGCCAGCCAGGCCGCGATGTCGATGCGAGCATCGTCCAGTGCCGTCTGCGTGATGGCCGGATTGGCGTAGAGTTCCGCCGTGTTGATGGCGATCTCGCGAAGGGTCGGCGTATCCGTTTCGGGGCGCGCTTCTTCCTCACCGACCCAGCCAGCGCCGGCCCCACCCATATTGACCAGCTTCTTATAGGTGCTGGTGCCGATGGAGATGACGCGGGCAAGCTGCCGCATCACCGAAGCCGTGCCGAGAACGCGGTCGATTCCAGCCTCGGTTTCCTCGGGGACGAGGTAACCACCATCCGGGTCGGACTGCGTGGTCATCTTGGCGTTGACCTCGAGTTCGCGCATGTCCGCGTCGATGGCCCGGTCGCCCTTGCGGAACCAGGTGTTGAACGCGGCCGCGTGGGCAGCAACGGCCTCGTCTTCGACGCCACCGGCCCCACCAACCTTGATCGCGGCCATCGCCGCATTCACCGCGTCGATGTCCTTGGTCAGCTTGCCCAGTTCGGCGTTGATGCGATCGACCTTTTCTGTCTGCACAACATCAGCCATGCCGGCCTTGATGTCGGCCAGTTCCTTGTCGCGTTCGGCCTTGAAGTCCTCGAAGGTCTTCTGCAGCTCGGCCAGAATTTTGGTCGCGTCACTCGTTTCCGCGCGCACGCCGACCAGCCCGCGGGCGCGGGTGTTCAGTGCAATGGTCATGATTGTCTCCTATGACCGTATGGTTTCGATGAGCCGCTGGACAGCGGCCTTGTCTATGCCTGCATCACGCGCGGCGGGGTTGCGGCTTGCATCACGCGGGGCCGCTGAAACGCCCATCTCCACAAGGAGTTCAGAGCGCTTGTCTCGGGGGAAGCCTGCTTTTGCCAGCGCGGCTTCGGTCTGCCGGCGGGCCATCAGCCCTCGGTCCATATTTTTCGCTTCGCCTTCCGGTTGCTCGATTGCATCATCTACGACATCGGCAAAGCCATTCTTGACCGCATCGGTCGGCCCCATGAAGGTTTCCGCATCCATCAGCTTGACGATCTCGGCCCGCTTCATGCCGGTCCGCGCTTCGTAGATGTCAGCGATAGCGCTGTCGAAGCCATCGAACAGGTCGGCCGCATCGCGCATGTCGTGCCGATTGCCGATCACGACACCCCACGCGTTGTGGACCATCATGAACGTGCCAAGACCCATACGGATTTCGTCACCTGCCATGGCGATGATCGACGCAGCCGACGCCGCCCAGCCAAGCACTTCGACCGTAACCTTGGCAGGATGCGAGCGCAGCAGATTGTAGATCGCAATGCCCTCGAACATGTCGCCGCCCGGCGAGTTGATCTTGACCGTAACGTCCTTCTCGCCAATCGAGCGCAGTGCGGCCGAAATGCGTTTGGCCGTCACCCCGCCGCCCGTCCACCAGTCCTCGCCGATCACCTCGAACATGGTGATGGTGGTATCGTCGCCTGACGCTGCGACCACGGGCGTTTCGGCCCACTTTGACAGCACATCGCTTGGGGCGTCCCACTGGAAGTTTTGCGGACGCTGAAACGTCTTGGCTTCAGGCAGTTTGCGCAGGCTCATCGCCACCATCCTTTTCAGGTTTGTCGCCGCCGGCCGTGTTCGGCGGATCATAGAACTGGCCGCCCAGGCCGTCCGCCCGTGGGTTACGGTCTTCCAGCTCAAGTACGTCATCGGGCGAGAACACACCCCACTGAAGCGCTTTGACGTAGGCCTCCCACCGGGCTTTGATGTCGCCCTTGACCAGCGCTGAGCGATTGAATTTCGCGCGCAGGGCCTCATCGTCGAGAAGGTCGACAGTGATGGCCTCTTCCCACATGGTCAGGTGATCCTCGAGCGTCCACGTCACAAAGCCGATGGACTGCTGCTCAATGCCTGTGCCCCAACTGGTGCTTTTCTCTGTGTCACCGATCATGTGCGGCGGAACACCAAAGAACATGGCAATGTCAGTCCGGCTGAACTTTCGACCCTCCAGCCATTGCGCATCCTCTGCCGTCATGGACAGCGAGCCGGTGTCCATCCCCTCCTCGAGGATGAGTGCTCGACCTTCTTTTTCGCCGCCAGCCCGGAACTCATCGAGACTGGACCGCAGGTTCGCGACACCATCGGGGCCCAGCTTGTTCGGGTGCTTCAGAACCACCGAGACGCGGGCACCATTCTTGAAGACGCTCGCTCCATGATCTTCCATCGAGAGGGACAGGCCGATGGTTTCGCGAGCGTAGGTGAGCGCGGAAACGCCATGCACCCCGTCCAGCGTCAGGCCGACAAGGTGAAACACTTCCTCTTGTGGCAGCTTGATCTTGCGACCGTCCTTGCGGGTGTAGGTGTATTCCAGCGTCAGATCGTCGTTCTGCTTGCAAGCGACTCGATCTGGATGAAGCGGGACGAGTGCTTGCACCTCCCCCCGCGATCGCACGATCAGCGCATAGGCATTGCCGCGCAGTAGAAGATGCGCCTGCATCATGCGCCGGAACACTGCCGGCTTTTGCCATCCGTTCGGCTTGCGACTGAAGATACGGGCGACCGAATTATCCGAAGCCGATTCTCGGGTTCGCTCATCCACCTTGCGGATGATGTCGATCGGCAGCGTGGCGACAGCGCCGGCAATAATACTGACGCAGCGATACACCGCCGCAACACGCATAGCGCTATCCGGCGTCACGCGCGTGCCTGAAGCCGTCACCGTTCCCCCGCGCAGGGCTTCCTCAAGCTCCTCGGACGTGCTGATGACGATGCCGCCGCCACTGTCCTGAAAGGACGCACGAGGCTGCGAGGCCGGAGACGACTTGCCCCCGAACCATCCGCTCCAAAATGCCATTGCGTTCTCCTAAAGGACCAGTGCGCCGCGCGATTTGTAAACGGAAGGACCACTCACTTCCGGGTTCCGCATCATCACGGTTACCGCGTTGAACAGCGCCATGGCCGGGTCGATCTTGGCGTCACCGGCGTTCTGTTTCGTCGCCCGGATCGCCGTTGCTGTTGGTTCGATCTTGAGGTTGCCCACGCACCACGCCATCAGGTCCTGACCGGCATGGCGCAGCGTTCCGTTAGCCAGCTTACGCTCCGCCGTCTTGATCGCGTTCATCATGCCAAAGCCCTGCGGTGCGCCAACGAGCAACCCGGCCTCTTGCGTCACGCCGATCTCATCGAGCGCTTCGAGCAGTTCGCCCAGCCCCGCAGGGTCAACCGCGACCGGCCCAAGCTTTCCGCGCTGCTTGATCTCGCTGATGATCTCGATGATTGAGGAAATGTCTTCCAACTCATCATCGACGATAATCAATTCATCGGCCTTTTCGAAATCACGCAGCCGCGGCGCGATCGACTTCCGCCGCTCCAGCACACCCTTGTGCGCCCACGCCTTGGACCAAGCCCACCAGTCGCGCGCTGCCTTATGCCGCCCCAGCAGGGTAAGGCCGAACAGGTCATCGAGGCCGCCGCCATCAATGCCCGGCACGATCACCTCACACTCATCGAGCAGCGTCTCATACGTGATTGCCGTATCCGCCCGCATCGGCCAGAAGTCTGCACCGGGCCAGCGATTGGCCCGCAGGTTCATCCCGATCTCGATATTCAGATGCTTGGCCAGAAAGACGTTTCGCGTCTCCGGCCCCTTGGCCCGCTCCTTGTCGAGCTCGTCCGCAATCCACTCCCGCCCCCATTCGGTGTGGCCGATATAGGGATTGGTGATGAAGTAGTTCTCCGGCTTGGCGTAAGCCTCGCTGTCGATCATCGCCTGTGGAAACTCGTAGATCACCGGCAGGAATTTCTTGTCTTCGATTTCGCCGTCCCGTACCTGCCGGGCATAATCGAGCTTGTCTTTGAACACTCCCGCCGGCGGGGCATCACTCTGCGTCGTGATCGAGATCAGGAAGCCCTCGGGACGCGCCACACGACCGCCCGCCGCTTCCCGCATCATAGCGTCAGCGCCCTTCTTGGATCCAAACTCCCAAAGCTCATCGACCAGGACAAACGCGGCCTTGTTGCCCGCCACCGTCCCTGTATCCGCCGCCAGCACCCGCAGCGTTGCACCGGTCTTCAAATGCGTGATCGTCCGCAGATGGTCCTGAATGTGCAGGAACCCTTCCTCGCCCGCGTTCAGATCAGGATCAGCGCGCACCATGTCGGCAGCGGGTTTGAACGAGTTATCCGCCGCCTTGATCGTTGGCGCAACGATGATCAGTTCGTTCGATTCACGCCAGTTGCGGATAAGCGCCGTCAGCATGATGCCAGCGGAAATGGTCGATTTCCCGTTCTTCTTCGATACGCACAGGAAAAACTCATTGATGAGACGGCTTCCCGTCTCCGGATCATAGGCCCCGAACACCGCTTCAACGAAATCAAAGACCCACTGCCCGCCCGCCTCGCCAAACGTCGGTCGTCCGGGCGCATCCACGACCCTTAGCGCCTTGAACACGTCGAGCGCCGCTTGCGCCTCGTCCGGGAACAGCGGCTTGCTCGGGATCAGCGACCGACCAGCAACGATCCGCTCCGCCCAGTCCGGGCAGGCCGTGCTCCAGATCACCGCTTGTTATCCACCACGAGCTTTGGTGCACTCGGAGCAGCGAACTTACTGCCTCCGCTCGCTGCGCCTTCCGCCCGCGCCTGCCGCGCCGCCTTCTTGCCACCCTTCCCGCCGTCCGCAGTCTCACCCACGGTCTTGAGGGACGCGGTAAGGTTCTTCAATATGGTAGATCGCTCGGCAAGCGACACGGCCTTGAGCAGCGCCTGCCGCCGGCGCGGGTCGCCTTCCTCGGAACAGATCATGTCCTCAAGCTCACCCACATGGGCGGTGACCGTTTCGAGCTCGTCCATGAGCCGGCCAGCAATGCCTCTGGCGCGATCCGACAGCGCCTCCGGCTCAACCGATGCGGGCTGAATAATCTCCACCGCCTGGGCACGCTTCTCACGATGCTCCTGAAACGGCCCCTTCGGCTTGTCCTTGCGGGTCCACCCCTCGGCCTTGGCCTTCTTGTGAACCGCGGTATCGGAAACGCCGTACCAGCGGGCAATCTCGCGCACACCCATGACGCCGGCGCGGTAGTCACGCTCGATCCCGGCCCAGTCGATAGGCTTTTTGTTGTTGGGTTTGGTCACTGGTTTGCACCTTGGTTTGCAGCCGCAAACTTATAAGGAGGAAAAAATCTCTGCGTGCAGGGGGCGCGGGTGTCCGCTCGGCCCGGTTTTCAGGCTTTCGACCACCCCCCCCTAAAGACAGGCGCCTCGGACAGCCTCGACCTTGGCCTGAGCCATCGTCTCGATACCCTCCGGCGAGTAGCCATCGTACATCAGGCCGCCATCCGCATGCGTGACGCGGATGTAAAACTTGCGGTCGGGGATGTCGTTGTCGCGCTCTATCTCGATAGTGGCGCCCTTATGTGTGCCGCGGAAGTAGCCACGGGACTTCTCGATGATCCTCATGTTTTAACCTTTGGCTCGATCGCGGTCAGCGGCGTCGGTATCGCTCCGGTGTCGGCTTTGCATCTCGCCCGAACTGTTCAGCCGTTACGATGCGGTGATGCTCATCACACAGATTGCGGGTGTTGCTGTCATCGTCTGTGCCGCCAAGAGCCAGGGGGACGATGTGATCCACTACTGTGGCGATGGTGATGATGCCTTTAGCTTGGCAAAGCTCGCACATGTAGTTGGTGCGGAGCATACGGCGGTGACGCTGTTTGACGCCGGCCCTGCCTCTTAGGCGTGGGGTCTCATGCTGGACGGTAGCAGTGAGCTGAGGCTTGAGCGTTGCCACCATGGGCTTGATGGTCTTGAGGCGGGCCATGGGTTATCGGCGGCGAGGATCGGCCATCTCGTGCCGCACGATCGCTCGGATACGCGCATCAAGGGATGCCGTGGCTTGCTCTACCAGTTCATCCACCATCATCTTGATATCGGCGCGGAATTGCTCGGAGTCGACGGTTATCTTGAGGGATTCCATCTTGGCCATACCTGTGCCTCTTGGGTTATGCCGCTTCACCTGAGAAAGGACGGGCGGCGATGAAGGGGGCTAGAATGCAGGGACCGGGATTTTCTCCCAGAGTTTGAAGCTGTCCTTGTCCAGTTCGCCGGAAAGAAGACGCCCCATCTGCCACTTGTGACATTCGGACAGGTCGGCAACAGCGTTGTATTCCGCCGCGCCCGCGAAGCCCTCAATAGGCTCCTTGGCGACAAGGCCAGCCGCAACCAGTTCATCAAGACCCGCTTGGCAACGGGCGCCGGGACGGCACTCGACCATGTGGAAGGTCACGCGGCTGGGAAGATGCGGGAAGAATGAGGCCGCGACTGCCTTGGCGTCATTGGATAAACTAGCAATCACCCGATCAACGTCACCCATGATCCCTCCGTGGTGGCAAAACGGCCTTGTCGACATCTCTGCTTCGCCGTATATTGCCGTTCTGGACGCTCCTTTGGCGATATAAAGCGCTTCGTCCGACGCGGCAGTTCGCCACTGCCATCACCCTGAACTTCAACGAGATTGTTTGCGATGGCTCATTTTGCCAAACGCATGATCTGGTGTGGGTTGATGGCACTCCAAGCGCTTGCCGCTCTAGCCACCATCCATGCTTGGACATGCACATTCATGCACGGTTGCTGATAGCTCTCGGAGGGGCGTGCCTACTGTGCGCGCCCTTCTCCTGCGATTGGTTGAGAGGCATTGAGACGGACGCGGCTCAAGGGTTCACGCAATCGAACGATATGCGCCCGTCTCAAAGAAAAAGCCCGCTGGCGAACCGGCGGGCAGTTGTGGCAAAATTTGCAACAACTGGATTGAGGCGGGACGGCAGCATCTTCATTTAAGCTCAAAAGAGCCCGCCTGCTTTCGCTACTCCACCCTTTCGGTAGGAGCCGCCTCAAACTGTCATCCTGCCGCCGGTACGCTTGCGCTGTGGGAGGTGTTCACGATGACGCTTACCCGGCGCGCCACCCGCCACAGACAGGAAGCGGATTGAGGCGGGCGACGATTGCTCATCGGCCCGTCGCTACCTCATAGCAACCGCCTCAAACTCTGCTTGTCGAGGGTGATGAGCAGCACCTCATCACCCCCGAGAAACAGACCGCGCCACCCGAGCAGGTCCAGATGATTCGCCAATGTCACAATTGCGCGCTAAGCTGCCTTCCTGCTGGCTGGTGCGGCGAGCTGGTGGGCGAAGATAGGAAAAGACAGACCTTCGCCGCGCGACGGAGGAGACCATGGCGTATTCCGAACTTTCCGACCGCGTGGCTACCTGCCCCACATGCCAGGCGGACAATGTTCTGATTGGCAGCGAGCTCGGCTCTGGCACTGAGATATGCTGTTCTCAATGCGGCGCTCATATTGGCCGATGGTCAGATACACGGGATCGGTATGTTGGGAGCGAACCGTATAGCGAAACGGGCGGGGATCTGCGCCAATAGAAAAAGCCCCGCAGTGTGAACCCCGGGGCCTTGGCGCAAGTAGCGCGATTACCAAAACCATAGGGTGATTTGGCCCCCTGCACAAGGGGGGCCAGAGGGGGCCACCCTACGCCGCCTCGCGGTTTTGAACAGGGTTTCCGTTCTCATCCTCGACGATCACAGCTTTACTACCGTCAGTCCAGCGGTGCGTTCGCGCTTTGACCGGCGGGTCCAGCTTGAAGAACTCGACCAGCACGTTCATCGCATCGAGCAATTCCTTTTCCGCCTTGCGGCGCGCCTTGCCGCTCTCGCCGTAGTGCAGTCGCTTCGCCAGCCGCCGTATCGATGAGCCTCCGATCACCACCGCATCAACAATGCCGGTCGCACGTCTACCCAATGCCACGCGCGCGTCGGCCAGTTCCCGCCGCGCATCGTCCTGCGCCGCCGTGATCTGATCCTGTTGCGGTCCCGACGTGTCGACCTTCACCGCCTCATAATCGATCGCTCGGGCCCCGCCGATCTGGGACAGGTCGAACAGCTTGGCATATCGGATCGCGGCAAGGGTCTGAGCCTCGGTGCGTGACTTTACCCGGGCCAGTCCGCCGATCAGGATCACCATATTGTGCGGGGTGAACTTGCGCTCCTCGTGCTTGGTCTCGACCTCCCCACTGGCCACCGCTTCCAGAAGGCCCTTTGTGACGCTGGGGTCATCGGTCAATCGGCTGGCGATGACCTTCTTGGGCTCGTTCTTGCCCTTGTTGACGATGGCGGCGAGTTCGTTATAGCGGCGGCGCGCCAGTTCGGTCCGGGCCATGTCGCGCGCCATGACGGCGTAGAGCTCGTGCAGCTGCTCGACGCATTTCTGGTATTCGGGAGAATGATCGTGGACGCCAGCGCTCAACTCCGCCTGGGCGGCGGGGAGCGCAGCAAGGGCCTGCTCGTAGGTGAGCGGCTTGGTCTTCTGGCCCTTGGTGGGCTTGGTCATAGATCGACCTCTCAGTTGAATGAGAGGTCGGGCAGTCGAAGTGAGACGCTGAACGGTATCAGCCCCTAGAACAGTGTCAAGAAAGAAATGCTCTCACCTCTTCCTTCAGCGCATCCAGGGTCATGCGCGTATGCCGAGCATCGTAAGTTTCCGCTCGACTGTTATAGATGCTTTGCTTAGCCACCAGCATTATCTTACCTTTGAGGTAGCGTGTTATTAGACGGGCATTGTCCGGAATGGGTATTTCATACCCATCTTCGTCGAGCCCAAGGTGCCCTTCATCCCAACGCCGCCGGCTGACATACCCATCAGGGCCCAGATCGAGCACAAGCTCGTACTCATCACCGACGACATCTCCCCGGCCAGTGGGGGGAATTTCTTCGAGATCGACTACGAAATATGACTCGCCGGGATGCCCCGGCAATCGCTGGAAGAATAGTTTTCGTGGCTTGAATAGGTAAAAGTAGCCAGGGCTTACCTGCATTTCTAAGCAGCCAACTTCATGGGAGGCTAGAAAACGGTCCCCGTCCATACCGCCGCCACTAGGTAGAAGCGCATGATTCAATGCTGCAAACGGTTCAAGAATCTGAAGCATTTCGGCAGCATCGTCCCATTCAATTCTGCCGCTGTTCAAGTTGCCGAACTGGGCCATCACGGTGTCTGCCCAGCGCTTTGTGTCTCGTTCTCGTGCCATTGAACTGCCCTCCGTTCATTAGTAGGTGTGCCCTTCTTGGCTGCCCAATTCAAGCCGCCCGCCGCTTCTTCCGCGTCCGGCGGAACCATACGCTCGCCAGCGCACGCCCAACCGGCATCCGGTGCGTCTTGGCGAACGCCTTGGCCTCGACGCCGAATTCCTCGTCGTTTCCGGTCAGCGCTTCCGATAGCGCGTCGGGCTCGACACTGTGCCGGAACTCGTCGTCGGTCATCAGGATTTCAGCTGCCCGGATATGCTCGCCCTTGATCGGGGCCAGTTCGGCCTTGGCCAGAACTTCGAGGATTTGACGCGCACGCATCGCACCCCACTTGTCGACCAGAGACCGGATAGCGCTGATCGCCACGGTTTGCCTCGGCTCGTACTGCGAGCACGGGTTGCGCATGATCGTGATACCGGCTCGCTCGCATACCTGCTCGATCGTTTTGGCGTCGTCATCGCTGGCGGCGACCTCGGCCCAATACCGATCCAGCGCCGAGATGTTCTTGCGTTCGCGGTTGATCGCGATGAAGTTTTCCGCCTCGGCCTGCGTGCCCTGGGCGTGGATGATGATCGCGGGGACGACACTGACCGCCGGGTGCCGACGAGCTGCTGCGAGCCGATGCTGCCCATCGGTGCAGTTGTAGCGGCCCTCCGCTGCCGGGGCGATGACGATGGCGCCAAAAGCATCCCAGGTGAACCAATCCAAGATGCGCTGCACCCGGGCGTCATCGAGGCCGCGCTGATAGGCCGGGTCTATGTCGATCAGGTTGACGTCGATCCAGTCGAGGACCGGGGGGTCGCCGGGATCGCGGTATTCGGTTGCAGTAGCGGGGTTCATACGATGTACCTCCTCAAAATTCCATCAATGTCTCGGGATCGGTCTGCCCCTTGTCGGTGCAAAACCGCCGTCCATATTCCTCGTTGACCTCATCGACGATGATCTGACGGACGGGGTCCTCTGGCGCGAACGCCAGTCGTTCAGCGACGATCTCGGTGAGGTGTCGCACCTCGTCGTCACTCAACTCGTCGAACATCGCGCTCAGACCGTCGATGAACGCCTCGGCCAAGCTCGTTGCCTCGGTGATGAACCTTTCTGATCCTTCGTCTTCCATTGTCTCAGCTCCTTGTTCCGTTCTTCTCTCGGCATCCCTCTGATCGTTCGATTTCCGTTGTCCAAGCTCATTGGAGAGGGTCGGGAAGACACACTACGCCCCGCGAACGGGGCGGGATGTGAAGCGGCAAGCTCATCGGAGCCGGGCCGGTCGTCACAGTCGGATACCATCTGTCCTTGCTTAAGGGCGCGCGGCGGCTGGCCTTACCGCGCATGGATGGCGCTCGCGAGCCGAAGCTCCCAGCGGCGCACTCCCCGTACCATCCGACCGATAGCGGGGCGTGGTGCACGACATTCTCAGCGTGCGTCCAGTGCGGGAACGATCAAAGCGATACCCTCTTGCTGCGCCCGACCGGGGTCCTGCTCCCCCATTATGGTCTTTCACGGATTGCGTCCGCTTCGGCTATCTTGAGCAGCTATGATCGATCCTTTTTGGCGATCGATGTGACGGCGTTCCATTCCGCCCATTTCCCGATGGCAATCCCGCCTGCCATCCCGCTTGAGGAAAGCGCCTGCCTGGCGTGCCGTTTACCGCTTTGCGCGTCACCGGCATTCACGACAGGAGTGAGCGCGCTTAAGGCAAGGGCGCCCCCTTTCTCACGCGGCGGAGCACCTTGTTTGTTGCTCCCCACATGTGACTGGAGGTTCTGCGCTGAAAATGATGTACGGCGGCGTGACAGTCGCGGCAGACCAGTACGAGGTCCATCAACCGCTCTGCCCCGAGGTTCTTGTATGTACGATGGTGAAGCTCCAGCCGCCCCTCGCATCCGCAGCCATGGCAGCGCTTGGGCAGTCGGCTAGACCAATATCGCCTCCGAACGTCTGCCCAATGAGCGCTGTTTAGGTACTCTCCATAGCTCGCGAAACCGAGAGCCCGGAGGCGCGAGTGGAATTCGGACTTACGCACGAATTGCCTCCCGGTTTAGCTTCATGAGCACACGCTGGACGGCAAAGATGCCCTGCTCGACGTGCAGATCGTTGAAGTCAGTTCCCACGTCGGGCGGCATCGCATAGGGCTTGCCAGCCTTGTGCGCGAAATACTCGCCTGCCCCCTTGCCATCGAACTGCTCCGGGCGCGCGGCGGGCGGGGCATCGTTATCGGCAGCAATCAGGCATCGAGCAGGCCGAGGCAGCGCACTCGCCACCTTGGCGATGTTGGATGCCGAGAAGCAGACGAGAACCGTATCGGTCCGATTGAGGCCACGCAGTGCGGTCCGGACAGACAAGGCCGTGGCGTATCCTTCGCACAGCCATATGTCCCGACCGCTGGCGATCCGGTGCGCCGCGCCGCCCATCTCGCCGCCGTAGAGGAATTTCTTGGTGCCATCCTCCCAGATGAGCTGGGCGCTGGTGACCTGCTTGCCGATCCTCGCCGGAATGACGATGGCCTCGGCTGCACCGGACGGCACGAGATAGTCGCCACCGATCCGCGCCGTGTCGCCGGCGGAAATGACCAGCGCCTGTTCATCGCGAAAGCCCTTGCGGGCGAGATAGGCGTGCTGGCCGGGCTTGGCTGCGGCAATGATCTGCCGGGCAAGGTTTGCGGCCCGCTCTGCCCTCTTGCGATCCTCGGCGTCCTGCGCGCGCCGCGCCTGTGCGTAACGCTTGCGATCCTCGACCGTCCGCTCTTTCTTGAGCCAGACGGTTGCCTTGTCGCCTGTTTGCCAGTTGACGGCGGTCACCCGTTCTTCATCAAGGATGATGCGCCCATCGCCCTTGCCGTTCTTTGCCAGCGTGTCGACGGGGATCCATTTACGCAGGGGTTGGCGCCCTCGGGGCGGCACGATGCCGACCGAAGCGCAGGCGCGGACAATGGCGTCATCCATCGTCATGCCGCGCTCCTCCGGTGTGATTTCCGGAACCGGGCGACCTCGCGCTCGATCAGCCCCCATTCGTCCTCTCGGACAGTTTTGGCGTCTCCGAAGGCTTCATAGAGCCCAAAAGGCAAGGTGCTGTCAGGGTAGATTCCGCGCCAGATCGCATAAGCTCTCTTCCGCGCCGCGACCTCGCCCTTCCGGCCATTCGCCAGACAATAAACCACCGCCGCGTTCCATATCCTCCGGGGGTTGTCGAGGCATCCCGCCCGCAACCCTTTTCGAGGGGCAAATGCCTTTGCCGCCGCGTGGTCGAGTTCGATCAGTTCACCTTGTACATACTGAATCTCGCCACGGGCCGGACGCTGCCATCCGCAGGCAGGGCAAGCATCCTGCGCGGGCACCATTTGGGTGCCGCATTCTCCGCAGAAGCGCTCTTTGCGCACCTTCTCGGTTGGCTCTCGAACCTCGGCGTCCTTTTTCTGAGCGGTCGAAAGCGTATCCACCCCATACTCGAACAGCCAAGCCGTGTCGTCAGCGAAGGAAATGCAATTGCCCGAGTGGTCGAGCCAAAGGCCAAACTCCTTGCCCGGATGGATGCGCATAACGCGCCCCATTTCCTGAATGTGGCTCGAAAAACTCTTGCGATAGGGTCGGCACGAGATGCCGCAAAGAACGTCCGGGACGTCAAAGCCCTTTGTCAACACGGCGCATGAGACCAGCCCATCAATGGCACTGTCGGGTTTGCGGAACTCGGCGATCTTGTCGCGCCGGTCGCCGTCATCCTTGTCGAGATAGCTGATCTGCTGGAAATTGAACCCGGCCTCGGCGAACTGGCGACACAGTTCCGCGCCGTGCTTCACCGATGGCGAGAAAACGATGGTTTTGACCGGTCCACCAAACGTCTTGCGTGTCTGCTCAATCCACGTGTCGACCACGTTGCCGATGATCGTGATACCGCGCTGCCCTGCATCTTCTTCCGCATATTCGCCGTCGAATTTCTTCTTGGCGCCGGTCATGTCCGGGCTAACACAGGCCTTAACCCGTAGCGGAGCAAGGAAGCCCTCGGCCAGCAGCTTATTGACGGTGGTGCTGTTGACCAGCCCATCCCAATGATCCGCCATGCCAGCCGTGAAGGGTGTGGCCGTGAGGCCTACAGCTTTGGCTGTCTCCACACGTGCGATCAGGTCGATATTTGCCTTATAGATCGCGTGGCACTCATCCCAAATAATGAGGTGAGGGAGCAAGTCGTCCTGCACTTGAGCGAGACGCATGGCCAACGTCTGCGCTGAAACAATCTGCACCGGCTTGGCATAGTTCGTCAGATAGTGGTCGGCCTGGATAACGCCGTGGTCGATGCCATAGGACGCAAACCGCTCACTGGTCTGATCGATGAGCGCTACACGATCGACAATGAACCAAGCACGCGAACCTTTCCGCTGGGCTTCCTGAACAATTTTCATTGCCATTTCGGTCTTGCCAGCACCGGTCGGGGCCACGAGCACTTGTCGCCGCTTGCCCTCGCGTATCCCGTCGCGCAGTAGCTGCACGGCATGATCCTGATAAGGTCGCAGGTTGATCTCGCGGGACGCGCCACCGAAAAGCATGTTCATTGCGCTGGCCCCGTTTCGCCGCGCACGACGTGGTCAGCCTTGGAGACGAACCACGACCAGTCACACTGGTCCACGCCTTCTGGCTTCGCGCGATAAAGCAGCCGCAGAAACTCAGTCCACGGCTTCGGCAATCCATCGTCGAAAGGTGAGGCGGCACCAGCGTCATGCAGGTGCGGCTCGAGCAACGCGCCGTTATCGGCGAGCCATGCACGTTGCTCGTCGGACAAATTGATCGGGTTGACGATTTTCATGCGCCCGCCATCGAGCACCACGTCCGCGCCCAGCGCCCGCACTTTGGCAAGTATCGTCGCCACGTCAGCCACGGGGCACCTCGCCGGTTTTCCGATCGATCACGATGTCGTCGTTCGCACCGGCCTCAATGGCCTTTTTCTTCCAGTACTCCGCCGAACGAAGGTTTCTGACCTTTTCCTCGCTCTCGCGCTCGACCTGGCGCTGGAGGTTGGCGATCCGCTCGCGCAGCCCCTCGACAACCTCCTCGAACCCACCGCGCTCATATTCAACGACCATGTCGTCGTATTTCGTGAGGGTTTCCCGAAGCTGATCAATTTCAGCCTTCTGGTCCTCATTGATGTTCCGCAGTTCCTCAATCTCGCTCAGAAGAAAGGCAATGCGCTCGGCGTCGTCCTCTTTTGACGAACCGCGTTTGGCTACCGCCTCGACCTTTCGCGCCTCGTACGCCTTCACGTCATCGGAAAGGTCGGTGCGGGCCTCCTCACGCTGGCGGTCGAACTCGGCCTGCTGATCGACCTTTGCGGCCTTTTTGGCTTCGACCACCGCACCGATGGCTTCATTCGGCTGCTCGCCCGCCGCGACCCTCTCCTTAACTGCCTCTAAGGCGACGGGATCGTCCTTGAGAACACGTGCCTCGCGCTTGGAAATGTCCGCCGCGGCGGACAAATCTACGCCGACGCTTTCGAGCGCAGACGTGACCTTTGCCTGATCAATCAACTCATACGCGCGAGACCGACCGATCTCCCACCGCTCCTTGCAGTAGGCCTCGAAGGTCTTGTGGGTGGCGCGATAGAGCTTGCCATCGCGAATTTCTGTCAGCGCCTTGCCGACTTCGATAAAAACCGTGACGCCGCGCGAAATAATGCCTTCGCAGACGGCGAGCCGACCGACCTCTGTTTTGGAAAGACCACTCATAACCGCTCGATCCTCCGCGCATCGCAAAAGGCGTCCAGGGCTCGGCGCAGATAGACCTTCGCGAGAGCGCGGCGGCTGAGCACACCAATGGCGACCGGCCCCTCGAATGGCACTGCGTTGCAGGCCGTAACAAATGAACCGACCGAACGGATGAGGGTTTCAGTGCTCGCCACGCCAGCACGATCGGTTACGTTAACACCGACTGCCGCTCCAAAATCAGGCAAGGCTTCGCCGGTCGCGATTGTGTCGCGTTTCATTTTCTCACCTATGTCTTGGGTCTGGCGCGGTTCTCACTTCGACTGCCCGACCCGGTTAAACTCGTGTCAGGCGGCCTTCTCTGGCGCCACTTCATGCGCGCCGAGCAGCACCTCGATCATCTTTTTGATCGCTCCCCGCGGCACAAGCTCGCCGGTTTCTATCCGATGCACGGTAGACTGGTTACAGCCAATCTCGGCCGCCAGCCGGTATTGCGACCATTTCCGCTCAATTCGCAGGGCCTTCAATCGCTGCGGCACCGAGTTCAAAGTCATCATCTCCGGCCTTTTATTAAATACAATTCGTAGTTTTATGCTTTAAGCATCACGATATGTCAATGCCCTTCGCATCTCAAAGTGTGCTAAACGCATTGCAGGAAGACAAAGGGCCGAAAAATGCAGCAGCACGAACGACTGAAACTCGCCCGCCAGAAGGCCGGATATCGAACAGCAACGGAGGCAGCGAACGCGCTGGGCACATCGGTTCCCACTTACACCGCTCATGAAAACGGCAGTCGCGGCCTTACTGTTCGGACCGCAGAACTGTATTCACGACGATTTAAAGTTCGGACCAGTTGGCTGCTAACAGGAGAGGAGCCGATGCACTACTCCGACTCGCCAGATTACAGGCCGTTGCCGGAAGTCACTGAGGAAGCGTGGGGGAAATACATTCCTGGCGAGCGCTATCGCGGGATAGCCGAAAACTCGGTCGCTGAGATTGACCCTTTCGCCTCAGAGAATTCAAGTGTCGACAATTATGAAGCCGTGGGGACATGGTCCTTTCCTAGCGATTTTTTGACAGGCGTTTTAGGCATTAGGCATGAGGACATTTTTCTGGTGGCACTACCGGATAACTCCATGATGCCCATGCTCCAACTAGGCGATCGTGCCATTGCTGATTCGTCGATAAGGAGATATCGCGGGGACGGGCCCTATGTAATCAGGGACGTTGATGGGAACCTCTATGTGCGGCTACTGACCAAGCTCCTCTACAATCGAGAAGAGGGCGACATGAGCATCGCAACCCTCAACCCCGGCGAGGCCTACTTTGTCCACGCGCAAAAGATTGATATCGCCGGCAAAGTGATCGGAAAGGTTGGAGCGATCTAGCAACATCAAATTTTCTACAAATTGCATTGACATCTAAAATGCTTTGCGCATTAATGCATCCAGCGTCATCACGTTGGAGGCCGATATGCCGTCCCTTCCCATCGTCGCCATCGCAGGCACGGAAATCCACCAGATCACCTATAAGGGTGAGCCTGTCGTCACGTTCGGAATGGTGGATGAAGTCCATCAGCGGGCGGATGGTACAGCGAGCCGCAACTTTCGCGAAAACCGCCAGCGCTTTGTCGAGGGCGAAGATTTCATCGAACTCACATCCGACGAAATACGTCGCATGTCGGATGCGGGGGCGTTCCCCGCACGTACCGCTCGTGGAACTATTCTCACGCGCCGGGGCTATCTCAAGCTCGTGAAGCCGATGAACGATGACCGGGCATGGGAAGTCCAAGGCGAAATGATCGACCGGTACTTTCTGGTCGAGCAGATTGCCGAAGCTGTCACCAGCCGCCCGCGCATCAGTTCCGATCTCCGCGAGACGCGTCAAACGTTCCTTGAAGCCGCCCGCATCGCCAAGATCGCGGGGCTCACCGGTAACGCGGCGATCCTTTCCGCCGCTGACGCCACCAAGCGCCTGCTCGGTACTGATCCGCTCGAAATCGTCGGACGCACTCACCTGCCCGCACCGACCAACGACGCAATGGTCAACCCGACTATGATCGGCAAGGAACTCGGCGTCTCCGCCCACATGGTGAACATTCACCTTGAGGCTTGCGGCTATCAGGACGTGTTCCGCGACGACAAGAACAAGCTCATCTATCAGCCCACCGCCAAAGGCTCCGAAGCGGGCGGGCGGCTTGTCGACACCGGTAAGAAGAGCGGCGGGCGCATGGTCCAGCAGCTTCTCTGGCCGACCAGCATCATCGAGCGCCTGCGCGCCGAAGCATTCACACCTGCCTGAAACGATAGCGGCTCGGGCAGGCTGCCACCTGTCCCGAGCCTTCAACCAAGAACTTGGAGGTTCACATGGTTTCCAAAAAGAATAACCCACAATCCGCGCCGATTCCAGATGGCGGCGTAAGGTCAAAAGCGAAAGCGGCCGATCACGTCAACCGGGCCAAGGCCATCGCCACCACCGTCTGGCACGCCATGCAGAACAGCGGCGAACTGACCGAAAACGATATCGGGGCGTTGGCCGACACCCTCTATGAGGCCATCCTCCGGCTGGCGGAGGCTGAAAAGGACCTCAACGTCTACCACGTCCCGCTGATCGGAGAAGTGGCATGAAGACGGGACGCGAATTGGCCGATCTCATGGCCCAAGCGGATAATGCCGCACTCAACGTTGATGCCCTGATCCGTCTGATTGAGGAAACAGCATGGAGCATGGTGAACCACATTACGGATGGTCACGTCTGCACCGTTGATGACAATGCCCGTATGTCGGCGCTGCACACTGCGGCACTGATGGCTCGCCAAGACTTTGCGGTCATTCAGCAAGCCGTTTCCGAAGGCGCGCAATTCATCACGATAAAGGCGTCGGGAGGGCAGCATGATGAAGCGGCGTGACCCTCTCAAATCTCTGTCGGTGGCTGAGCCTTTCGACGGGATGACCGACTTCGATGATGTTCTTGCCAATGCTCGCGACCAGCTTCGCGTCATCGCCGCTATCATTGAGTCCGCCGAGCGGTATCACGACACCTATGGCACGAACCCCGACGATGAAGGCTCTGTCCTCGTGGTGGCTGCACGCAGGCGGGTTCGCGACCTGCTCGATGATTGCGACCTCGTGCTCGAACGTCTTGATCGTGAAAGCGGGGAAAAGGCAGCGTCATGACCCGCCAACAGATCGAAAACGAGATCGAGCGGCTTATCGCGCTGCTCGATCAGATGGACGGCGATCCGGATTTCGAGATCGAGACCGACTTCGACGTCAATCCCATCAGCCTTGATTACGACCGGCGCCCAGCGCGCCAGATCAGGAGGGCAGCATGAACCCGTTCCTCGCCAACTCGAATATCCGCGACGTTGCCGGTAACGTTCGTCACGAACTCTACGTCCTCAGCGCCCTTCTGTTGTCTCTCGAAATCTGCTCCGACAGCAAATTCGAGAACTGCGCTGAGGAGGCGGCGTCTCTGATCGCCGCTGCTCGGGAGCGGCTCGGGCAATTGCTCATCCACGCTGATGACACGGCAAAGGGTCGGTCATGGCGCGCAAGGGCGGAAGGGGGTGAGGCATGATCGCCCTCGCCATCAAAGCCCGCGCCTTGCTCGACGCGGTGGATTTCGACAACAACGGCAAAATGGTCGCTGGCGTCTACCGTGGCGGCAACGGCGGGCTGATTTCCCGAGAGACGATCATCGCCGCCGACGAGTTGCGCAAGGTTCTGGAATCTGGCGACTACTCGCCGTCCTTCGACGGGTCGAACTCCGAGCAGATGGCCTTGGCGGTCGATTTCTGTGCCGAGATCAACCGGGCGAGCGGGGTCACGCCCGAAGGGCTGCTCGACATGACCAAGCGGCTCTATGAGGCGGGAGGGCGGATATGAGCACCACCCCTGACACCCCTAATGCCGGGGCTGACGGCCTGAAATCCACCGATTTGGCCACCACCCCTCACTTCGACCCGATGGAGCTGGAGATCATCCCCGGTCGCAGGGTTAAGGACCTCAAGTCCCGAGAGGAATGTGCCGTCGCCCTGACCCAGATCGACATGCAGATCGAGGGTATCCTTGCCCAGATCAGCAAGGCGGAGGCCGATCCAGACAGCACCCTCAACAAGCCCGGCTGGCGCTCAAAGGCACAAGCCGCAATCCGGTGGAAGAAAAGGACCCGCGCGGCGGTGAACCGGTTGGCCTCGCACCTGCCCCACCCCGCCGGTGACGCTCGTAAGACACGGGCGCAAATCGTGCTCGACACCTTCGCCCAAGAGCATGGGCAAGCCGAGTTCGACCGCATCTATGAACTGGCGCGAGAAAGGCATCCCGAAGCATGGGAGGGGCAGCTATGAACCGGCATGACGATATTCCGGAGGACGTGTCAGCCACCGCACGTGCGAGCGCCAGTAAATGCCGCTCCGCCATTTTCCATCTTACCGAAAAGTCTGCGGGGGTTTGGGCGGAAGGCGGCGTGATAGAGGCAATGAACGAAGCTTTCGCCCGGGCCATTCTGGCTGAGCGGCAGCGGTGCGCTGACATAGCGGAGACCGCCGCGATCAATGACGAGGGCGAATACTGGATCGCTGCCCGTATCGCCGAGGGCATCCGCACGGGTGTGGAGGTGCAACCATGATGGCCTTCCTCGAATTCACGTTCCAGAGCTTCTGGCACTTCGCTGGCGTGCTGATGCTGATCTATCTGCCGTGCTGGGCAGCGGTTGCCATCGTCACGGTCATAGGCCGCTCGGTCGAGGGGATCGGGAGATGAGGCTGTCGTGGACCACCGCCTGCGTACTGGTGGCCTATCAGTGCGCGTTGTGGGCGAGCGAAATTCAGCCCCAGCACCTGTTCGCACCCGAGTTCATCTGGGCTTGGTGGATAAGCGCGTTCTTCTGGACGCTGACCGCCATCAGGACAGCGGCGGGGTGGTACGATGACTGAGCGCGACGACCGCCCATTTACCACTGAAACACTCGCTGAACGCTGGGACTGCTCACAGCAGCACATTCGTGATTTGATAGCTGCGGGTCGCCTGTCTGCCTTCCGGGTCGGCAGGCTGATCCGAATCCCAGCAACAGTAGTGAGGGACTTTGAATGTCCGAACTCAGAATCAAGCTCTACCGGGGCACATGGTACGCCGTGTGGAACGACCCCGGCGGCGCCACCCAGAGGCGTTCCCTTCGTACCAAGGATCGTGAGGAAGCCGAGCGACGCCTGATCGACCTGCAAGTCGATATGGCCGCGCCTCCCGGCTCCCTCGTTGGCGAGATCGTTGATGCGTACCTGACCGAGAAAGACGGTCGCATCACTGATCACGCGCGCCTGAAATACGGATGGGATCGAGCCAAGGGGCACTTCGGCCACCTCAGGCCCGACCAGATCACCCGCGAGACCTGCCGAGAATATATCGACCAGCGCAGGCAACAGGGTGAGCGGGCGCGTGGAAAGCCGATCGGCGATGGGACGATCCTCAAGGAACTGAACATCGTCCGCCAGGCTCTCAACTGGCACGGCACCCAAGGAGCCGTATTCGAGGCTCCTAGCCAACCACCACCGCGAGATCGGCATCTGACGCGGAAGGAGTTTGCAAAGCTCCTCGATGCGTGCAGCGCGCCGCATATCCGGCTCTATATGGTGCTGGCGCTTTCCACCGCTGGCCGCAAGTCGGCTATCCTGCAGTTAACGTGGGATCGAGTGGATTTCGAGCGGGAGCAAATCCGGCTCGGCGTCGTCGGGGAGCGGAACCGAAAGGGACGCGCCCTCGTGCCAATGACCGACCGGCTCAAGGCTGAACTGCTCGAGGCCAAGGCGTTGGCGATCACCCCGTATGTGATCGAATATGCCGGTGAGAGAGTGCTGAACATCAAGAAGGGATTCGCGGCAGCGGTTAAACGTGCCGGCCTCGACGATGTGACGCCTCACGACCTACGCCATAGCGCGGCGGTTTGGATGGCCGAGCAAGGCATACCGATGGACGAAATTGCGCAATTTCTGGGCCACACCGACCCTCGGATCACGTATCGCGTATATGCTCGATACTCCCCGAAATATCTCAAGAAGGCGGCTTCCGCCCTCGAATTCTGA